GGATAAGGGAGAGTACGGAGGTTTTGGTTTACAATTACGAGATTGAGAAAACATTGTTTTGATATGAGAAATAAAGAACTAATCGCTCTTCTCCAAGAGCAAGACCCGGAAGCGGAGGTAATGATCCGCACGTCCGATGGAGAGTATGAGTACGATCCGGTGGATGTCACATGGGACGAAGAGATAGAATGTGTAATTATTCAGGAGGGATGAGATGAGCAGACTAGACATATTAAAATCCTCTCTTAAAAAGAAAGAGGATAAATTCAACAAAAAGATCAACGAGCACTTCGAGGACGTGGCCTCCGCTAACGGGCAACCTCTTAACGATAAGAGGAACGGCCCGGCCACCATGCGAAGATGGGACAGGCAGAACAACGCTATATCCAATCTCCAAAAGGAGATAGACAAAACCAAGTCGGCCATAGAGCGAGAGGAAGGTAAGCTCATAGGCATGGCCCGCAATAAGAAGCTAATGCCGAAGGAGATCACTGATCTTATCGATAATGGTACATTGATACAATGGGGTAAATATCCGCATATATTGTTTGTTGACGGCGTGGATAAGGCACGGATAATCTGGGATAACAAGAAGAAGACGGTCATGCACAAATTCGTAAGTTCTATTACAGATGCAGATCAAAGAAAGATATTCGCCCGGGTGTATAATTCGCTTCATGAGGCGATCAACAAGAAGGAGGATAAAGCATGAAGAAAATAATGAAAACCATCCATGTGTATAGCGAAGGCAAATATATGGGGAATATAATGTACAACCATAGAATTCCCCTGTTATCAGAGGAGGAACTTGAAGATGAGATATTAAGGTATATCCCTAATCTTAATGGGGAAAGATGGAATTTAAAATTTTGCTAATAAATAGAAATCATGAGTCAAATTTGCACGAATAAAGAACAATCATCCCGGCTATTAGAGGCCGGGGTGAGGCCGGAGACGGCGGACATGTCGTATCACTTTACGAGAAGCCGAGTGCCTACGTTGGAGTGGGAACTACAAACGAAACCACCTACATTGAGAGGTAAGTTTTGGACACCGCAAAGAATAGCTAAACTTGCAATGCCTTTTAACAAACATCCTGATGGCACACACATGACGGGGGAAGAAGTGTTTGACAATCTATGGGGCAAGGATGTCCCGGCTTGGTCTCTATCCAAGATGATAGAGATACTGCCTAAATCATACCAAGATGATATTGACGGGATGGTTTATTACCTATCCGGTAATTTCGTCGAGTTAATGTACGCATCGGACAAGATCGAGGATGAGGAAGGCGACAAGACTTACACTTGCGCAAACTCCTTCAACAAAGAGAACCTGATGGACAATGTGGTTGACGCTATTGAGTGGCTCATCAAGAGAGGTCACTTGAATAAGAAATATTTAACAGAGAAAGGAGGATCAAATGCGTGAGATTAAATTCAGAGCGAAGCGTATTGATAATAATAAATGGGCGTATGGTGGATTGGTTCAAGCCGACGACTATTGCATTATAGACCAGCAGAATGAACTGTATGTTGAGAGAGAGTATAATTTTAGAGGTGATACTCACTTCTTTCAATTGTCTGGAGTTATGTGCGATAAAACAACTATAGGCCAGTTCACAGGCCTAAAAGACAAGAGCGGAAAGGAGATTTACGAGGGGGACATTATCAGCGTGAATGGCAAATATCCTAAATTGATTAGGTACATAGATGAATGGGCGAGTTATTGCTTGGCTAATCTTACAGATTTGGACTGTGATCTTAAAACTCGTTATTGGCAGCAAGTTAGTCCTTGCTGGTGGACTGATTATAAAAGAGAAATTAAAGTAATAGGTAATGTTTATGATAATCTAGAATTGGTGAAAGGAGCAGAACGATGAACACCCCTCAATTTATCCTTCAAGCCCTATTCTTTATAGTGAACAGCTTTACAGTCGCTTTTATTGTTTGGTTCGTATGCCGGATGCACAATCGCATGAACTCCAAGTTAGACCTCTATCTGGACTATATGAGACATGTTTCCAATCGAAATGACATAGTCTATATTAACCAGCTTGGGTCTTTAAAAAGCAGACTTATGAGAGAAGAGCGTTACGAAGAAGCCAAGGAAGTACAGAAAATGATCAATAACGAATTAAAAACATTGAAAGACTATGAGCAAGATTGATTTCAACGCCCTCCGTGACCGTGCGTACAAATGCGCATGCGAGCACGGGTTTCATGATACGGAGTTAAGCAATGGGCATCTTCTGATGCTAGTGATAACAGAGCTTTCGGAGGCCGTGGAAGCGGACAGGAAAGGTCTATACGCAAGAAGGAAGGTTTTTGAGGATTGGATAATCTTAATGGATGATCCTAAAACAAAAGATGAAGAATTTATATATGCCTTCAAAAACAATATTAAAGATACCGTTGAAGATGAACTTTCAGATGCGGTTATCCGCTTGCTAGACCTTGCAGGATCGTTAGATATTAGCCTTGAAGATATCTATGATTTCATGGAGGAACCGGAATATAAAGACTGGGATAACGCTTTGAAGGAAATTCCCTTTACCGAGAGGATGTTCTTTTTAACCTCTATCCTAACCGAGGATAGAGATATAGCCGAAGTTATCAAGGCTTCGATCGTAGTTATATTTCTTAATGCGGATTTGCTGTATATAGATATCTTATGGCACATCGAGCAGAAAATGAGATACAACGAATTAAGGGAGAATAAACATGGAAAGAAATATTGATATGGTACAGGCAGTAGAAGAAGCGGCAAAAGAATATTTAAGCCAGTTCCCATGGGAGGAAGGTTATGAACTCGCCTCCCATATATGCGAGTTTGATTTTAAAGCTGGATTTAAAGCCGGTGCAGAATGGCAGGCAAAGCAATCACCGTGGGTAAGCGTGGAAGAGCGATTACCCGAAAATCAAGATATAGTCTTAGTCAGGGGTGAGTACGGAGGTAAAGCCACCGCTTATCTACATGGCAAGGATAGCGGCTTTATCGTTTACGGGGAGGACGCTTATAAGGTGTTTGGGGAGGTTACCCATTGGATGCCTATACCAGATCTTGAGGAATAGTATTAACCGAGCCTTCACAAGGAGGCTCATAATTAAGAAAATATGAATAAAGAAATCAGTAATATCGTCGTAATTGATAGGGATGATTACGATGAATTAGTAGAAAAGGCGAATACTGTTGATGCTGAAATTCAAAAACGAGCAAAGCAGATATTTATGAGAGAAAACGAAGTCCCTGTTAGGATTGAGTTTGATGAATACCGAAATGGCAAAAATTTCACTGCTCCTATCGGATTTATAAGGCATTCTGATAGTAATAATATTTGGGAAGCGTTAGACAAAATAGAACCTCAAATTAAAGAATGGATGGATGAAAATCTGAATATGTTTGACAGGAAATTGAGGGATAAATATATTACTGAAAAGAAGTGCATAGGATTGAGCAAACAAGTTACCAACTTAGAAGAGAAGTTGAAAAGTCTAAAGATTAAATACACCTTTTTGTTTTCCTATGCGATTGTCATTTCCGCGATTGTGTTTTTCCTATTGTCTTATTTGAAATAACAACTTTAAAAAATAAAAAATCATGGAAGAAAACATCAAAGAGAAAGCTATCAAACTAGCTATAGAGGCTATGAGACCCTTACCGGTAAACTCTTTCGCCGGATATTGCGGTATCGCTGACGAAAGGTCTCCGGAAGAAAAGCATAAGGATGATATGAGATTCTGCAAGGAGTTAAATGAACTTCAATCGGAAATGCTCATTTCTCTGGCTCGCAAAGTAGAAATATACTTAGATGACCAAATAAAAGACAATGTAGAATCTGGCAAGATAAATCATCCTTCAACTTTCCCAGACGGTAGAAATTGTTGCATAGGCCCATATATTGATAGCTTAAACCAAATGGCGTCTACACCTTTTGGGGAGATTGATAAGAAATGGAAAGAATCAAGCAATAATATATAATGAAACTAGGTAAACAAACAATCGTGTTCTTGGCCGTAAATAAAAACGGTGACGAGGTTATCCTTGATAACTTCCCCGTGCGGCAAGGAAGGGTATGGACGGACGAGAGATCGGCCCATGATGAGACCTATTTCTCTCCGGAGGATCACAATTCGGCGATCGTACTTCCAAAAGGTACTATCCATAGGTTAACAGGCAGGTACTTGACGTGGGAGAACGACCCCATATCTCTTAGGTTGATAATGACAAGTCGATCAGATCCTACCGGAAGGAAATACGAGGATGGGGACGATGTCATGGAGAACGATATCATACGTATCAATGGCATGGCCCATGATTTCAAGGTATATTATTCCAACGATCAGCAATGCTACATGTGCGAGGATCTATCTAATGGTCTTAAATATCAGTTGAACACGTTCAACTCTTTAGTAATACGGAAAGTCGACAATTAAAATAGCTATTTATGGGAATAAGCCAAATTGTCCGGGACGAGCGAGAATTAAAAAAGCTTCTTCGCTCGTCCACTGGGTTAAAAGTATTTGAAGCGATGTTGGTCGGATGTTACAACGGATTTATAAGCTTGTCAGACGAAGCAATACTAGACAAAGCCCATATCACTTTTTATAGGGGAAGCTGGGATTGTAATAATGGAGGAATATACAAAATATGTATTTATACCCCTTCCATTGGAAACAGGGCAAATGTACCATACATCCAGTCTATCGTGCGTAAGATAACTAATGCCTTGGATATCCGCTTCGGAAAAGAGGGATGGAATGAGTGCAACCAATCATTGCTTGAACGATGGAGACCGTTAAGCAGATTCTCGTTCTATTTGCAGTTGCCTAATTTCAGAGATATCATAACAGGCACATCAAGTGTCGTATCCGAGCCATCACCTCATAGAAGTTGACAGGCTCGAAATCCAAGGAATCCGTGAGGCGGTCTATCTCCCGTCTTACGGATTCCTTTTTCTTTTTATCTTCTTTTTTCTTTCCCATAACTCATCGTTTATATCGTTCCTGTGACGATGGCAATCGCAGATGAACATCCTTATCTCATCGGACATCAAGGCTCCTATATCGCCAGCCAAGTAAGCGATAGGCTCCCCTCCGATCTCCATATCCAAGGCCAAGGACATATGATCCGTCAAGTGCCGGCACTCGTGGAACAACGAATTGGAGAACTCCCTGTAAGACGAGGTCCGGCCTATCACCATGACGGATTCCCTTCGCCGGTAGTTGGAATAAGTCAGCCCCACGTCCAGCTTGCAGGAACCTACGTTGCCATAGGCCTCCCGTATCTTGCTTTCCGGGCAACCGACCCTCCTCAATAAGGCTATGATATCGGATGTCCTCGAGCAGGTGACGTTATACAGCACGTGGATCACCCAATCGTATCCCTTGATATGGTAATCCCGTCGCATCATCTCCTCACCGTCTTGAACTCCCGCTCTATCTTCCTTCTCTGTTGCCGGGTAAGATTGGTCGCCTTGAGATTGCCCACCACCTCGGATACCTTGTCAAAATCCTTCTCTGGCATACTCGCCAGCACGTCCTTGGGGGACTCTCCCTTCAAGATCCTCAGTATGTAGCCCCAGCCTCCCATCACATCATCTCCTCCCAGATTATAGGCGTGCCTGATCCGATGCAATCAGCGTAGAACCGGGTGAACACTATCCCGTCGTAAGCGTCCGGATCGTCGCATACGTTCTTGACATAAAGAGCGGCGTACTGCTCGTTAGGCACGGAAGAACCTAGGTAATCGGCCTTGCACATATTGGCGGCGTAAACATAATCGTATCCACCCTTTTTCTTCACGTCAACGCTATACTTCTTTAGCATCTCATCCACCTGCTCCTTGGTGAAGGGGGTTATCTTGACCTTCTTCCCGTTTCCGTCCTCCTTCTCCATCATGGATACGGCCCAATCGCACATGGCCTTGGAGAAATGCCATCCATACGCCTTCAAGTAGGATCGCATCCCGGAAGGGAAATCATCATACATATCTAGTCTCATATTCCTGTCTTTTTTTAGGAGGGGGAAACCGGTTCCCCCTCATGGTTATCTACGATAGCGTCTTGAGTAGCGTCCGGTGCCCGGTACCCCACGGCGATTGCCATAACCGCCGCCGGATGATCCACGACCGCCGCCACGGTTGCCGTAGCCGCCACGCTCCCACATCTCACGGAACTCGTCGTCGTCCTCGAACTCATCGTCATCGTCTTCCTCCATGCGGTTGCCATAGCCTTCCATGGCCTTCCGCTTTCCTTCCTTACAGCCAAGCTTATAGGCCTCCTTCGCCAGTTCCAACATATCCTCGTCTTCCATGGCGTCGAATTCCTCGATCAGCTCTCTCAGTTTTCTGCTATATGTTCCCATATCACTCTGTTTTTTTATTCTTGTTATTATTACCGTTCACGGAACCGACAAGTTGCTCCATCATGGCAACCAACCTTGCGTTAGCCTCCTTCAGATCGGACATCTCGCTTCTCATGTTAGCGATCTCGCTCTCCCTCTCCTTCTCCCGGGCAAACTCCGGGTTCAGGACTACAAGCATCTTCTCGCACCCTTCGATCACGGATTTATGGTAATCGACGCTGTCAAGCGCCTGTCGGCTTTGCTGCATCATGGCGTTGATCTCCGTATTCAGGGCGCTTAGATCGCACGACACCACCAGCTTCTCTCCGTTTGTCGTGGGGTAATCCGTAATGGTCACGTCGGACAGGACGTTGGAGAAGCTGACGTTGTCCTCACCTACCTTGGCCTTTATGTCCACCACGATTTTCGCTTGAGGCCCATACATGTTGAAATTTGGATTCTCCGGTCTCGGCGGGGATACGCTGACTATGCTTCCAACCTCACAAAAAGGCGTGTTCCCCTTATGAAGGATATATAAAGGATTTCCTTGTCTCTGATTCTTGAACATATTTCTTGCTTTTTATGAGAGCCGGATCGCTCCGGTCTCTCGTTGATACTCTATCACACCACTCCCGTCATTATCTGGAGCGTATTATTTCCCGACTCATAGTAACACAGGTAAATCCCGGTTCCGGTAATATCGGATGCCGTGACATCCGCGCCGTTAATGGTCGTTAGCGCCTGCGTGGAGCCGTTCGTGTCAAACACTACCGGCAAAGTCCCGGTAGTACCAGCGGGGATAGGCTGGGCCAGACGGAACAGGATCAACCCGCTAAACGGGGCTGACAGGAACGGATGATTGCGGAAGGAGAAACGAACGTTAGCCGTCCCGACCGTAACGCCCGTGCTCTCCAAACGTGGGATACCGTTCTTGTTCGCCATTATGAAAGGACTAATGAATGCCATAACTCTTTATTTTTAGGTTATTGACTCATTAACCCCATCCGTTACCGAAGTTTCCCCAGTTACCCAGACCTAGGCCTAATCCGTACTGGGCGGCCACGCAAGTGGGTATGCCTACCACGGGAGAGTAAGGAACCTTCGCCACCTCTGGCTGGTTACACTCGATCTTGGCCAATCTTGAGCTCAAATCACCCAAGGCGTTACCTAGCGGGGCGGTCTGCGCTTGGAGAGTCGCGGCGAAATAGGCGTTCTGGTTGCTTTGGGAGATCTGTCCTTTCAAGGCTAGGTTCTCAGCCGTCAAGCGATCCATCTTGTCTTGTTGATACAGGTTCTTGAAATCACGAACCTCGTTGATGATATCACGGGTGTTCTGCAGGCCTGAGTCACGAAGAGTCAACGTGTTGTTGTTCATCGTATTCACCAGCGTGTTTGTCTGGTTGCAGCTAGCCAATTGGTTCTCATAGCCCATCTTGGTGATGTTGTTGTTAACCGTGCAGCAGCACTCGGCGATCTGCGTCAACATCTGGTTGTTGCCGGATTGAATGGCGTTGATGATCTGCTGGGAGCTCATGCCTACTTGGTTACCCACGCTCTGGATCTGTCCTTGGATCTGGCAGATAGCGTTTTGTAATTGCTGGGTAGAGCAATTAAGGGAAGATGACAATTGGCTGATAGCCGTACCGTTTCCTTGGATGGCGTTCATCAGCAACTCACGACCTGCGTCGTTATTCAATTGAGCAGGAAGGCCGTTAGCGCCATTGTTTCCAAATCCGTTTCCACCCCAGCCCCCAAACACGAAGAATAGGAGAATGATCCAGATCCACCAACAACCGCCTCCGCCCCAAGCGTCTTGGTTGCCTTTGTTGTTCATTAACGCGGCGACCAAGTTGGGGTCCAACGATTTTCCACCACCGCCCATCAAGCTCGGGAGAAAGGCCATGATGTCAAACTTACTTCCACCGGAATTACCTCCCTCGGTAGTGCCGATAAAATAATTTCTATCCATTATCTTTAATTTTTGTCGTTAATCCGGCACCATTACCGGACACGACAAAAATCAAGAGAAGTGCCTTGCTAAATAAATATCTCCTTGCTAGCTTGTTGCGAGGTTGTTGCTAGTTCTTTGCGGAAGGGGATGACACAAAAAAAGCGCCGCCAATTTGTGTTGACGACGCTCTTACCTTTTAAGGGAGGCTTTATAATGATATGGAAAGGAGCTACTCTTTATTATCCTTAATATCGTTAGATTTATCGTTAGCTAGAAAATGACCTCGTAATATGATCAATCCTAACCCTATAATATTCACTGTTGTTGTAGACAAGATCGTTATCATTATTGGATCTGGAATTTTAATATTAATAAGATCTCCTATTATTGGTATATCTGAATAGCATAATACCACGATGGATAAGACTATGAATAAATATAAAGCGATAACTCTTAAAGACCATTTTTCTAGCCTCCTCCTAGCTTTCGTGTTTTCAACTACCCTGTGAAGATGAATAAATTCTTTGCATTTTTCTATATTTTCATTCGTGGTTGAAACGTCCAATAAGGAACTTACCTGATCCAAAAGATCCAAATCTCTTTTTTCCTCTTTATAAGGTTTTGAGAAAAATGATTTTATACCATGAGGTATATAATAGCCTAAATGTTTCAATACGATAAAATCGTACTTCTTACTTGGCGTGAATAAAGTGTCTATAGTATTATTCTCAAGTTTGCCTAAACCCTTATCCTGTGAAGAAGAAACCCTATTTCTCATTTACTGTATGGTATTACCCTTCTTGGAAAAATAATCTTTGATGTAACTTAAATTTATAGGAGTATTCCATCCCGCCTGCTCATCACCATCCTTCCTATTCTCATATAGGGTCCTATACCACGGCGACCCTTCTTGATGAGACCACTGCGTCAATGAATAGGCACTTTTATTATACATTTCATTAACCGCTTTTTTAACGATAGATAAAGCCTCGGGATTGGAGTTAAACTCTTTTGTGATCTGAGGAGGAAACTCTTTAATGATTTCTCCCGTATTAATCCGTTTGTTAACACGAGGAAACACTGGCCCGTATGGCCATGCCTTTGGAGAATCGTCAGAGAATAAAACTTTTCCTGTTTTAGCATAATACACTCCATAGACATAGAACAAAATCTTGTTGATCTGTGTCTTATTCAATAACACCATATGCATTTTTTGGGCAGCGTATTGAATCAAGCGTGCATAGTCTATACTAGTCAGTGCCATCTTTACTTCATTCTCATATTTATATTGTTAAAGAAATCGATATTTATATGGGTATAACAAAGCCCCGATACGGATTGTTGCACCGCCGAGGCCGAATCGTTATCTTTCACGCCGCAAATGTCGCACAAAATTTTGTTATATGAAAATTTTTTCATAGACAAATCACATGTCATATAACATAACACGCCTCAGACCGTACCGGATAGCTCCTCTTTGACGCTCTCCACCGTCCTCCTCAGATAGTAACTCCTCTTGATCCTGTCCGGGTACAAGTTACGCATCCTGTTGACCGCCTGCCTCGTCATCCCCGTCAGATCGGATATGATATTGTCGCTCAACTTCCGATCGGCCAGTATGACTATCGCCACTCCCCTTGCGTCGACATTGCGTTCCTTGTTATTGCTAAACATCATTATCGGATCGGTTCCGCACTCCTTGCATACCGCCTCTATAACCTTTTTATAAAAAATTTCCACCCTATTCATAAACATTTCTTTTTATAGGTTGTTTTATGTATAAATGCCGGGCAAAAAGAAGCACGGCAGAAGAAATAAAGAATCTCTCCCGTCGTGCAGCGATAATTAAAACAAACTTCCGATCCGTTTTAATTCGTGGGGAGATTCTTTCTTTATCTCCCCGCCAACTCGTCCTCTCGGAGTCATTGGATAACACTATGTATCAATATTAAATCACCCTCTATTTTTAATGATCCACCATAACATGGCCGCAATCATCCCTCCTACCAACAGATACCACCATACCCTAGGATGGATAAGCCTCGTTTCCTTATCCACGTTTATCGTTTCTCTCTCATCGGTAACTACCGTCTCATTATTCGTCCTCACCTCTGTCATATCAGATCCGGACGAAACGATCTTCTCGCCTGATTCCTCTCGCTCCTTTCCTATGGTTATATCGGATGTCTTGACAGGATATATGTTCCCCACGCTGTCTGGAGAAGACCACTCCACGACCAAGATCCGGGCGCTCAATCTCTCGTTAGATAATATCCGCTCTATGGCCGAAAGGCTGTCTTTTTTAAAGATACTATCCGATAGACTGACACTTGTAGTGGCATGCCTCTCCGTATCCGTGGATTTCTTGGAAGTTCCACAGGCACAGAGAAGTAATAATAATATGACGAACCATATTTTCATAGCAGATTCCACCCCGCAATAACATCCGACATTTCAGCCTCCCTCCCATTCTCAACCTTGCTCATCCCGGCCACGATCCGGATCATCTGCTCACGATCATTGATGTTGATAGGATCATCAGCCGGGATGCCGGCATAATCGGATACGGCCTTAATGTAGGCCTCCGTATCATTCTCGTTTTCCGGCGCCCAGCGACCTATCATCTTGCGGATCGTATCCAGTCCGTAGTTCTTGCGATAATTAGATAGGATACGGAATACCGCTCTGTATCCATAGGCCATAGTCTCGAACTGCTTAAATGAATTATCCTTACTCGGTCTAATTTCGCCTTGAAATAGATCGCTGTTGATCCGGATATTCCCGGGGTTGTTGTTTCGATACCCACGAGGTAAATTGTCTTTTCCCATATTTTATTATCCTTTCTTGTTTTTATTAATGGCATTGGATAAAGCGTTTGTCAAAGCGTCCTCCAAAACCTTTTGCGTTACAACTTTACCGATCATGTCGGCAGTCTTACTAGCCTGTCTCCTCTGTTTGGCATCGGCCCTCTCCCAGATAGACCTTACCTCTGTTATCAAGATGAACACCGTCACTATCGAGGATACGACCGGGACATTGGTCAAGAATGGCAGATGGATAAATTCCCAAAAACGGCACACGTAGCATACCGAGTCTATACCGCACGCTATACATACGCTGCCAGCATAAAGTATGAACTTGCTGACCGTCCTGCGCATGCCATACGAATTACGCTCCTCTCCCCTCAGTTTAGCCTTGTAATAACCCGAGGCGAAATCCCATCCCATCGCCACCATAACGATGAACATCTCAAACACGACTACCGTTAGTAGTTCTCTCATGCTGCAAATCATCTTAAAAAACTCCATTCTTCCGATCCTTTTTTTATCAAATAAATATTACATCATCCCTTACCGATATCCCCGTATCCTCGATCACCAAATTACCTCCCGATACCGAGACATTCGCCGCAAGGGTAAACACCAACATATTTCCGTCAACGTAAGCCTTGCGACTAGGCTGACGTACCGTAAGCCGCTCTTTGACCGCTCCGTTTCCAGTCGCCACGGTCAATACCTCGTACCGCTCCGTCCCCGTATAATTCTCCGTGTCACTCGTGATGACGATCTCGCCATTATCTCGCCCTGTATAGGCAAGGTGGAGATTCCCTCCACCTACGCCCCATGGTATCACTTTCTCCATACCGGGCAGGGATCAAGATACCGTCCATTGCGTATTGGAGGTAACAATAACGGTAACAGCGCTTCCATCCGCAGGGATCGTTATCTCTGTCTCGCTTAACGACAAGTTAGCGTCTCCGGCTGTTTGCTCAATCACGATCTGCTGCTGAACGGTGCTACCGTTGGATACCTTCAGGGTCCTGTCTATCTGCTCTATCGTGGTATTGGCCGGCAAGGTCAGATCCACAGACCATACCACCTCGCCTGTCGCTCCCGGATCTCCTTCGATCGCCTCCGTATTATTAGTGGGTTTACCACCTGCGGTATACTGGGGGGAGATCGTCGCCTCCTTCGCTTCTCCCACCCACGCAAATGACAAGGCGGCAGAATTGGATTTCCCATTGACAGTGACTTTTCCTCCTGTCTTATCTGCCGCCATTGACGATCCGTTGTCTATGGATATATACTCGGGTTCCGCCTCTTGCGTCACCTTATAAGTCTTGGGTTGCGCCACGCCGGATCCGGTCACCGTGACCGTTCCCGTTCTCGGTTTTCTGCCCTTATACGCCGTCGCAGTATTCCTAAGCGTATCATTACCCGATCCAGACATCGGGCTTACTGTCAACCAACTAGGTTTTGCCATACTTCTAAAATTTTTAATTAATTATTCACTATTCGACATCCCATAAGACGTTTGATATTATATTCACATCCGCTTCAAAACCATTACTCCTTTGTAGCCATATAGCCGTTGGGGTGACGATCAAATGCGCTTCCCTAGTCCATACCGTATCTCGTCCCAGATAGATTTTCTTCACGTCCGCTCCGTTAAACTTTATATCTATCGCCCCGTTAAGAATCATAGTATTACATATAAGATGTTTGGATTAGGGATCTCGATCTTGTCATACTCCTCTTGCGTAATGGCCTCGATCCTATGGATTGAGTCGGACACGAGGGTGTTCTTGGGGTTATTCAATATATCAAAAGATGAGCTGACATCCACCGTGGACACTTCCAGATTCGAGCAAGACTGTTCGTCAGTCTTCCCGCATGATCTCGGTATGAGCTTGAACGCCTCGCAAGCGTCAACGGCCATCATGCCATCTTTCTTATAATTCTCGAATAACGTCAACGTGTAAACCCCGCAATGTACCTGATCCTTCCCGTGATAAGAGAATCTTATGACGTTACCGACAAGGAGGAAATCCTTTATCTCTATCCTCTCGAATGAGTTTGACAAGACCACCCTCAAATCCCGGCCCTCAAGAGACTCAGGAATGCCATTGTGCAATATTGTCCATTGGATGGAGATGTCGTTGCCTATGCGAATAGCTTCCATATTATGGAATATTAAATGGATCTATAACTTTATACTTAAAAATGGAGGATTCTATCTTGGCCCATATTAGTTTATTTACGACCTTATTGACTCCTAATGTCTCTTCTGATAAGACACATGGCAAGTTACTAGATGTACCGTTATCGATTCTTATTACACACCCTTTGATATCTATAAGAGTATGAAGCTCTTGACTAATTTCATTACATGATACATTGTTATCGTAAAATTGGCTTCCATTAACTATAATCTTATTAGCGCCTTTTATTCTGCTTTCATGAATACTTGAACTGGATGACGATCCTACGTTCTCGATAATCATTTGGTCAAATGAAGTTTTTGACGCTGACAATAAACATTTAGAATCAATAGTTCCTGTAAAATCGCAATATTTAAAGCCCAAGCCTGTCGAACTAGATATAAGCCTTACTTTATTATTGAGCACCTTATTATTTAAGATTTTAGCTCGAGTTCCTATAATTTCTAATGCCGATTTATCTGCTCCCAGAACAACATAGAAATTTGTTTTAAGATCAAATGAGACAAAATTATTCGAAACATTCGACGGATTTGTAGTCGATAAGTCTATAATATCTGATTGTGAGGCAAACCCTGTGCCCGTATTATAAGAGAATAAATAAAAATCAAGACTTCCATTCGAAGATGTTATAAATGGGAAATCAGATCCGCTCATTGTAAAAAGGGCGTTCTTGAAATCGAAGCATACATCGTTATTATACTCATCTATTAATCTCCAGATAAAGCCTTTTCCTGAAGCCGATGCCTCTTTAAAGCGAGAAGTGTCGTTATCCAATGAGTAATAGACAGTCCATAGATCCAGATGGCAGTTTTTGAAATATACATCCCCCTCATGTATCATAGCGGAGGCTTTCTCGGAAAGCTCAGATGAAGACAATGCCTCCACTACGATATCAAATTGATTTCCAGCTGATCTTAAGGTCTTAAAGACGGCGTTATAATCCGTTATCCGGTATTTATTCCCTTGAACAAGACCGCCACTATCCCTAAGAGCTACTAGTTCAGAGTGGGTTATCTCGATCAAAACCCCACCGCCTCCAGAACCGGCCAAATCATACTCTTGCCCGTTCACGTTTACCTTTTTAATCGTGCTCATAATATCCTTAGTGTTTATTTAATTGTTAATATATCATTCTCTACCTCCACCGACGTATCGGCAATCGTAAGCGTATCATCGGAAACGCCGGCCGGAAGGTTCCTTGTCAATACAAGCAGGCTACCTATCACGAAGGCCTTGGGTGTCCCGATCATCAATATGTCATTCTCAACCTTCACCGATGGTATCAAGGCTAACAAATCTTGTATCCGCTTGGATTGCTCGTCTATAATCCCGGTGAGCTCTTTATACATATTGTTCACCTTGTTGATCAATGGCTGTATGGCCGCGTCTATTTGCTCCTTGACACTTCCCCCGTCCAGCCGGGGAATCACCACCGTTCCATCCTCCAATATCGAGAGGGCGTTCTCCCGGCTCGACTCGTTGTAGCCTATACCATAAGAGAACAAAACTTTATTACCGTTGATCTCAGAGAGGTTGTAACGTCCGAACGACACCTCGTGATCATTGGACACGGAAACATGGTCACCATGGGCAAAAGCGTAACTGGCCCTAACGACAGAGCATGAGTATCCCCCCACATGCGACCATCTGGCATTCCCCCGGATGTAATCATCACCGATATGCGACAGGCAATCTATGACGTTATTCTCGCCTTCCACATGAGCGGCGGTGGCGTAATATATCGTGGAATCATCCCTGGACTCACGTACGAGGTTGGATTTCCCCTCTATGTGACACCCTGTATCCCTAGAGTTGGGATAGACCGTATTCCAGCATCCCTCCATATGGATCACGTGGTCGATCTGAACGGCCCCGTGGGCGGTCACGGAGCCCCCCGATACATTCCCACGACCTTCAACGTGTACGCAATTGTTGAAAACAACGTTATTAACCCCCTCTACATGGTTTCTTTCCCCAAAGGAACCATGTATATAATAATCATTAAGCAAGTCCTCGCTTACGATAATCTCTTTCCCCCACGCTAAGCCATAGGTATCCCATATCGTCCTGATCAACTCCTCTTCTTTAAGAATCCTTTTACCCCCCTCAACAGGCGACACGTAATACCCATTCTCTATATGAGCGGCCGATCCCTCGACATGCGACAACCCTCCCCAAGCGATCCCGTTCATTCCTTCCACATGCCCATATGGACCTAGGCACCAAGTCTCCCTCCCCTCGGCATGGGCGTCGGCGGCGAAAACACTCGTCTTATACCCCTCGGCGTGAGCCCGAGGGCCGGTTGCGTTCGTCTCCCGGCCCTCCGCGTGAGCATAGGCGCCGGCGGCCTTGTTGCTCTCGTAATCGTTGAATATCTCGGCGTTCTTGTAACCCGGGTAGTTTTGTCCTACGACGCTTCCTCCTCCGGATGTGATCTTTATATCGCCCTCCCCCAATATGGATTCCCCGTTAACCGTCTTGAAAGAGGTACTTGACGGTAACGCCCCGACCTCGGAGGCCGTATATGAGGGTTTAGTGGATGACATTATCCATTCCGGCTTATTAAGGACATTGGCCCAGTCTATAGTGGCGGGACCTCCAGAAGTCCCGTCCTTGCCTCGTGGGATACCTAGATTTATCACGTACGATGGGTTTCCCTCACTATCAACCCCGGTTCTCACGATATCGCCAGTGGCATCGCTACCAGCGGATAGGGTGGTGACTATCACGTCTTCCAATACCGGGGTTTTCCCGACCAAACCTTCCTCCGGAATAACATCTATCTTGTCAAGCAAGACGTTTATCTTCTCTGTTGTCTTGTTAATGACTCCCATATCACACCTCCTTCAACGATATACCCGTTATTGTTATAGTGGCCGTACTATCGGGGAAGAACGACATAGCCACCGCGTCGCTTACCGTGCTATCTCTCTTGTAGGCCGTTATATCCACGACAAAGGTCTTTACGGATGTCGTTATCTGCTCTCCATAGATCATCTCTCCCGAGGAAAGGTCGTTGAACTCTCCTCCGGAGTCTATAGAGCCTATGCCGGCCAAGAAAGTGACCGTACCGGAAGCGACCTTGGCCGTGACACTTAGCCTGTATATATGCCCTTGCGACAACTTGCTACCGAGATATCCCTTGTTGAACAGCACCCATCCCTGATTGCCGGACGAGGACATGACCGTCATATTACCGCCGGAAGTGGAAGCCGTCAAGGTACCCGTCCCCTTCTTCAACACGCTCGTATACGTGCCTGATGTCAACGAGGTACCCAACAATATCTCGTCACCCGTTATAATAGCCTTCTCGAAATTAGCGGTCAAGGTCTTATTAGCGTCCCAAGTGACGTTGTGGGTCTGGTTCCCCCCATCGCTCCAGTTGACAAAGCGGTAACCGGAGGCGGGGGTAGCGGATACCGCGCGTACCGTCCCCTTGTCGGCGGCACCTCCTCCAGACACGGTACCGCCCTGTTGCGGGTTGGCTATCAGGGTCACCGTATATTGAGTCACCTGTATCTTGGTGAAATACGCGGTTATCCCCTTGCCTGAGACATCCCATGTAACCAAATGGCGTTGGGCGCCACCATCGCTCCATCTGGAGAACTCATACCCATCGTTGGGTATAGCCTCCACGTACTCCTGCTCTCCCTCGTATTTGAACAGCATAGATCCCGGTGTAGGGATTGTCGTACCTCCCTCCTGCGGAGACACGTAGATCCCAACCGTTATCAAGGAGGTTTCTCCAGTGGTCACATACAAGGTCCCATCACTTTTCTTTCTCACGTCCCCCCCTCCAATGTCACTGGGATTAAGAGTCAAGAAATTATTCCCTGAGCCAAAACCGAACACAAGTTTCTCCGGGGAGATAAACACGCTCTTATCCCTCTTGTGCATATTCAGCTCTGGCATACCCGTATTCTGGTTCACGGCGAAACGCATGATCTCCTCCCCGTTATAGGCGATCCTCAAATAACCGTTAGAGATGACAAGCTCCGTCTTAGTACCAAGGGAGTGAAAGATGCCGTTCATGTCCACGGAGCCATCGGTCTTAACTATGAACTTATCATTTACGTTCAAGTTACTTGTTTTTATCGCCTTGGCTATAACGAGAGAAGTGATGAGCAAGTCCGTATCTATCAACTGGGTATTGATAGATGCCCCGTTTATGATGGTCTTGCCCTTCGCCGCTTGTTCCTTCATCGAGGTGTAATCGGCGTATCCCAGCTGTTTGGCCATCTCGTTTTTGTTCGCCTCATCAGCGGCTTTCTGGGCGTTATCCGAGTATGCCTTAAGATTATCCTGTATTTTTTTGTTCGCGATCTCCACCGCTGAATAGAAATCGCCGCAAGCGGTATTGAACGCCGTGTATTTATCGTTCACATCGGCTATCTCCTCTTTCGTGGCCTTCTTGTCCGCTATGGCCTTGTTTACGGCGTTGATCAGACTATCGATGGAAGAGGATAGGGAGACCTTGGCTGTATCCAAGGACACAAGCTCGGCCCCGTCAAGATAAGGATTGACCCTCAACTCATTATAGGTAGCATCAGCGGATTCCCTCTCGTTGTTAACGATATTGACATATTGGGATATGCTCTTGGTCTCCGCCTCCGATATGATCCCATCGGAGAAGGCCCCGTCAACATAGAGCTTGAAATCATCCACCGATATTTGCACCCCACCGATAGCCTCTTGGGCGGCGGAGACGGCTTCTTGGGCTTCCTTGATGGATTTATTTATGCCTTCCATGTCCGGCTTGTCTGTCAAGTTTTCGAAGCCGGCAGAGCCCGGTTTTATGACTACCTTGCCCGTGAATACGTTCTTGTCGGCGTTCGGGGAAATGACCGTCACTTCCTTATTCAACATCGAGTAAGAGTTGATACCGGAATACAGCTTGAAGCACGGGGCGTCATCGTCATAGGACGATAGATAAACCACGTGTTGCCGGTTGGTATCCGTCTTGTTGCCTATCGTGACGATCGTATCACCCGCCTTCGGGACCATGCTGCCGGGGTCACAATCATCCATCGACAAGTCTATATAATCACCCCCCAAGCCTACGACCCTGCGCCAGTAATACTGGTTACGGACATTATGGGATATCCCGGTCTTCACGTTAAACTCCCGGCATTGGGCCATGTCATCGATGGCGAACTCATTTACGATCTCCCTCTCCCCGTCGGTCTGCCGGAAATAGCACCTGTACACGTTGGTGGTGGCACGAGCCGATCCCCCCAAGGAATATAACCGGCTATTCTCGGTGTCATACAAGGGATCGCCGTTAAAGTCATATAAGGCATCCAGCTCTACCGACACCTCCTCCACCCGAATGCACTCCATGCTCGCCGGAGATAATACGATACGCCCTCCCACGTGAGAGAGGTGCTTGATCTCCAACGTGTCGAAATAGGCTTTAAGGCGGATGTAGATCTCGTCCGCCTCTATATATGATTTACCGGTCTTCGGGTCCCTTTTCACTAGGAACCCCGTGCCAAAAGGACCGGCGGCAAAATCCTGAGACTCGATATTATCGGATATCAATCCCCCGAGGAGCTTAATAAGATATTTGGTCTGGTCCGGCTTATCCTTGCGTAAAAAGGTTGCCAACGAGCGAAGGGCGGAGAATACGTTGCTGTCGCTTGCCGGGGTGGAGTCATTGGTCCGGATAACGTATACGCCGCTTCCCCCGGAACCGGTATATGTCTGTCCTTTATAAGTCAAGGAATCAACCTTGTCCTCCAATTCACCAAGACGGCTATATTGAGTGCTCTCGCCTATAGTATAAACAGGGGAGTCATAAGGTATATCCAAACTCATCTCCCATCCGATCACTCGGCTGATACGCCCTTGAGCGTCGAAAAAGGCGGGATTTACCAGCCTTATCTTTTGCCCCACATCGTAAGTCCTGTTGATCTGGTCTTGATAGACCCATTCCGAGTCCAACGTAGTCGGGTACGTGCCATCGTCAATACTGGTTCTCTTTATATATTCTTTACCCTTGGCCAGAAGCTCCGCCTCCGCCTCCGGTATATATTGGTCGGACACTAATTGTATATTGAATCCGGAAAGTATATATTTATCGCCGTTCTCTGGACGGATCACATCGTCTGGTAACAAGCGGCCATAATCCTCGTTAGCGACGATCTCCCATAATTGCTCGACGGGTTCCGCTCCATCGGGGTTAAAAGTGACTCCGAAAGTCATGCCATTAAGTCTCCCGGATTGGAACGTGACCTTCAATTCCTCGCCCTCTATGATATATTCCTCCTTGAACACCAACCCGGTATCCTTGTATTGATAAGCCTTGAAAGTCCCCGTCACCTCGCCGTCCGTCTCTATGTTCCTGTCCACGGTCTTAACATCCGACAACGTACCTATCCGTCTGGGATAGATATCATCGAATACCACCACGTCCTCCACGGCCTCGGCGTTGGTCATGCCGGTATAGGCATCGATATACGGTGTCCCGGACGGGAGCATGAGCCGCTTTTGCACGACACCGTTGACCACGGTCTGCTCATCTACCGGACGATAGTTGGCGGGGATGTTTCTGGTGCCTCCGAACACGTAGATACGTGTGGCGTAAGTACCCTTGCTATCATTACGGGCCATGGAGGAAGCCTCCACACCCAACTCGATCTTGACGGCGTCGCCGAACTCGCAACGCCCGAAATGGATGATATTATCGGTGATCCAGCAGTCGCAATTCCACTTGTCCTTGGCCGCCATCGAGTAAAGTGCGTCCAAAAGATGGATGTTGTCGTACGACATCAGCATGGCCTTGTTCTCTACCGTGGAATCTATCTCGAAGTCATAATCGACGCCGTTATACGTATATCCGTTAGCTTTAAGGTTACGCAGGAACACGCCCAGTTGCGTGTCAAGAGTGGCCGTAAGGTTCCACCCTGCCTCCTGTCCGTGATTTTCCGGGGTGTACTTGAATATCTTCGTGTTCCACTCGTAATAATAAGCGTCCAGTTTCAGCTCATAATCGTATTTCCCCGGTGCCACGTTGGGTTTCTGTAAGGATAGGTATTTATATACCTTGGACAGCTTACCCCCTAAAGCGTCATCAAGGACTCCCCTCATGTCCACGTAGTCGCCCGGCTTGAACTCGATAGGCGTGCCCACGCTGAAAGGAAGGGTTATATAATCCTCCTTCATCAAGGTGAATCTTCCCTTTGCACCCTTGTTTATGGGCGTTGAAAAACGAGTATTGCCAGATATGTCCTTAATCTCGATCATGAACTCAAAGTTCACGCATATGAGGGGGATGACAAAAAATCAAGCGGACCTAAAAAAAACAATGAAGGGATTGTTGTAATTTTGTGTAGGAGGAAATAAAAAAGCCCCGAACTGTGGGGAGCGGGGCCTGTGAATAATAATTAGCGCTTTCGACATTTAATTTTTAAGTCTGTATCACTGCCTGATATATACATTCTTAATTCACAATTATTTTCTGCTAAACTTATAATATCATATTTGACAAACTCTTTACCTTCAACAAAACAAGTTATAGTACTTCCTTCCAATATATATGTTCCGGAACCATTTCCAAAATATCCACTTCCGGAATATGTACCATCTTCATTAAAAGTAGCAGATGTTTCTTTCATTGGCCAATCCACATAACCATCTCCATTTCCTGTATCAACTTGATTCAAGACCCAAGTTCCGTAAATATTTTTCATTTCATCAGGGATTTTCTTTTCATCATCATCCGAACATCCGATAAAGGTAAACAACGGCAACATCATTGCCATAATAAACAAAAGCTTCTTCATTTTAAAAACGTTTTTAATGATTAGTAAATTGCTGCAAATATAAAGCTATTTGTTAATATATGCAAATGGGGGGGGTAAAATTTATGTTTTACAACATATAATTTTCATAACTTTATAATTCACAACATTACAGCAACTTGCTTTTCCACGGCTTTTTTTATGAAAGCATTAATAGAAATGCCTGCTTGCTTTGCCAGAACAGCCACTCTACTATGAAGTTCCGGTGATAAACGAACGTTCAACGAACCGGAATAACTCTTATGCGATTCAATCCCCTCTTCCTCGCAATACGCCAGATAATCATCAACCGCTTCGTGGAAAGCATTTGTAAGTTCTCGAACGCTTTCTCCTTCAAAATTAACAAGCCCATCGATGCCTTCTATCTTACCAAAGAAAACATTGTCCTTCTCACTAAAAGATACAGACCCGATATAGCCTTTGTAAGTTAATGTATTCATAACAACCTCCTTTATTTTATAAATCCCGCTTCTGTCAAATCATCCAATACTTGCTTCATGGCATATCCTTTGATTATGTTTCCCGGATGCGGTTTGTGCAACATGATGGGACGCTTGTCACCATTACGATAAATCACCCTTGAACCGGACGTTTTACCTTTGTTGGATTTCTCGTACCCGAAAACAGCCAACAGACGTTCCATCTCATCAAAAGTGAAATCGTTTGGCAGCTTTTTAAAGCGTTCTATGAGCTTTTCTTTCGTTCCCATATTGAATGTTTTCGCAAATGTAACTAATTTATAGTCTCAATGCAATTTTTTAGAGTATAAAAAGCCTGATCAATCAGTTTCTTTTGGTTTGGTTAGTTCTATATTTACTTCTTTGCCACAATGAGGACATGTGAGCGATAGAGAGTTGCTTTTGGAGTATACATCTTCTGGGGAAACAAACAATTGCCAAAAAGGAACGTTTAAGGCTGTGGCGATTGCGTTCAGTGTATTTGCTGATGCTTCCTGTTTCCCATTGATGATATTATACAAACTCACACTTGACAAACCTATAACAGATGATAATTCTTTAGCAGTCAATCCTTTTTCTGAAAGAATATCTTTTATTCTATTTTCCATAAACTAATACTTTATATGATTACACCGCAAATATAATGCGATTCTTCTTATTTACAGCCACCGTATAAAGAATAACATTATTAAATAGTGTTAAGTATAACATAATTCTTTATTTCACCATTATTTTACATAAAGTATTGCATTATATTTGCATCATCAAAATAAAACAACAGTACAATGGCAGCACAGAAATACAACAAGAGTGAGATCATGAAAGAAGCGCATAAGATCTATAGAGAGTGCAAAATATACGGACGTACATTCGGCTCGTGCCTTAAACAGGCTTGGGGATCGGCGAAAGCGATGGTGCAGCTTGCGGAAAAACGTGCGGCGTTTGCTAAGGAGCTTGCGGAAAGATCCCATAATGTAAGACTTACTCATGTCGGTATGGCTAGCCTTTACGGTAACAGGGTTTATTCGGGAGATTGATAACTATACATTAATAATATAAAAAAATATGGAAACGATAGAGGTATTGAAGAACGTGCAAAGGATTGCGTTGGAGTGTATGATCGGAAGGAAACCGGTACATATAAATGTAGGCGTTATGCCGGAGACGGGCGGTTTATGCGTCACCGTACAGGACAGGTCTCACGATGTGGTCTACATGGAGATATTCAATGACTGGATGCCGGATCACAAGGAATGGAATAAAAAGACCTACGATAGATTCATGAGCGTAATTAGCGACATGACTTGCAGGCTTGCGGGATAACTCGAACGACGGGAGAGGATCGGAAGTAGATGCCCCTCCGGTAATACGGCCGGAGGGATTTTACAACAATAGCTCCATTGTGGTTTTTCGAGCCTTGAAAAAATAGGCCACGGATTTTGTCATATATAATTTTGTGATATGAAAATGATCGCTCACGTGACGGTAGCGAAAGAAGATATTTAAGGGCATTGATTCCAGTTGCAGACCGTCACAATAGGCAACTTCAATCTTTGCCCTTCGCTTTTTACCTTGTCAAGCGAGACTGGTAATAGGCAGGTAGGACGGCATACACCGGGGTTCGAGTCCCCGGCTACCACTTCGGTCAAAATAAAATCCTCAAAGGTAGTGCTTGACCGAGCTACCAATGAGGATAATATTAATCCTTTAACGGGACAAAGTTATGAATAATATTCGAATTTTCCAAAATGAGCAGTTCGGACAAGTAAGAATTGCAGTGAATGAAAACGGTGAGCCATTGTTTTGTTTGGCTGATGTAGCAAAGGCACTTGGTTATAGTAGACCAGCTGACGCTGTTTCACAGCATTGTAAGGGGGTCGCCATTTTACCGACCCCCACTGTAAACCAGTACGGAGCAACGGTTATGCAGGAAATGAAGTATGGCAAAGAAGGAGAAGTGTATCGTTTGACAATGAAATCAAAATTACCAGATGCCGAAAAATTTCAAGATTGGGTATGTGATGAAGTCTTACCTTCTATCCGGAAAACCGGAGGCTACATGATATCCAAACCGGAAGATACTCCTGAGGAACTTATGGCACGTGCCCTTCTAGTCGCTCAAGACGCATTGAGGAGACGAGAGGAACGGATCGCCAACCTTGAGCAACAAGCCGCCCTTCAAAGCGAGGAACTTCAAGCCGCCGCCCCAAAGGTCAATTACTACGAGAAGGTATTGCAAAGTACCAGCACGTATAACACCAACCAGATCGCCAAGGAGCTAGGAATGAGCGCCGTCACATTGAACCAAAAGCTAAGAGAGATGGGAGTACAATACAAGCAAGGCGGTCAATGGCTATTGACACACAAGTATCAAGACGAGGATTACACGAGAACAAGGACGTATCCATATGTCCAGCGTGACGGAACACCCGGAACGGCGATGCAAACCGTATGGACGGAAAGAGGACGGGAGTTCATCCACGGTCTTTTTGACCTAAAGAGCACCATCGTGTCCGGCGTGAAAGAACTGTCTCGCATATATGATAACATGGATGAGCTTGAGAGAAAGGAAGATGTATTCAGTGAGCCTTTATATACGGATCTATCCAAGATAGACGCGATGTACGAGGCTTTCCAGTCCATCTATTGCAAGTCTAAAATGACCGTGAACGATCGCAAGAAGTTCCTGTTTGTCATAATCTTGTTATATTGCCCCAAGAAATTAGCTGGCAAGAAAATGAAAAGCGGATTACGTGACAAGATAGCGAACGTCTTGCACATGAGGGAACATTCCACCCTTTCCAACAACGTGAAAGATCTTGTCAAGGAATATGACTCCGATCCTAATTTCAAGAAAGACGTGAGCAAGGCGTACAATTTCATAACCGAAAATATAACTCCGGATATAAACAATCATCTATTATCCAGATTAGGATGAATGACCTAAAAAACCTTAACTATGATCCAACAATCAATGCCAAGTGGATTATATAGGTACGGCGTAAGGACGTACGGCCAAGACTTTGACTTTATGTGACTTGATAATGAATGCAATGATTTAAAACTAGATGAATATGAAAGATATAAATAAAATACTCAGCGACATAGCCTTGATATCAAGGGAGGATAAGAAAGCGATGGAGCGATTCAACCGGCAATCCATCAAGATGGAGAGGTTGATCGATGAGATGGAGAGGGCTTGCGGATTTAGAGAGACCAACCCCAAGCCAAGCATGACTGTTTCGGTGTACAACAACGGAAGGTCAAAGCCGGGAAGATTCGACCTTCGATCGTTAAACACACATCTTTTAGCGCAATGAGGGAAAAGCCGTCTAGCCAATAAGGGCCGGACGGCTTTTTATCATCCTCTTGACGTAGGATCAGGCTCCTCGAACTTAACGGAAAGCCTACTATTCAGCCTATTACGATCCAAGGCAAAGCTTGATGATCTCTTATGGACAAGGGTAAATGTCATACCAAGATCCGGAACACGCAACACGACCTTGCCTTGTTGAAGGACAGCCACGAACGCCTTATAATTCAGCAAATATTCCTCTTGCGTATCACCGTGTATATTGAACGTAAGGGTAAGATCCCGGCTAGCCACCCTAGGATTATTGAACACGATCCTTTTCCCGTTTTCCAACCGGCTCTCGTTCTCTATGAAATCCTTGTTTCCCGCGGGGGTTAGCAAGGTCTGGATAAAACCCTCTCCCATGGCGACACGATACGTGCCCCATGCGTCATTCCCGTTAATATATAGATCCCCTAACATAATATCCTTGCCGTTCCGTCGTTAATAATCTCCACCTCGCATCCCCCGATATTGACAAGCAATATCACGGAGTAGTTACCGGCCTCTATCTTGGCCTTGCCCCCGTGCATCAAGATCACCTTATGCACCCTCGTGTTATCGTCATAACTCAAATACGCCACGGTATTACCTATCACACCTACGTTTGTTTTATTGTGAAGCTCAATTAGATCACGATCCACGTATATCCCGTAGGGAGCTATGTTTTTAGCCATGCCTCTAAATAAATCCAACGAGGGATAATTATTCTCCTCGCAAAACTCCCGCCCTTGCGGGGAAAAAAACAGCCAACAGAGGCTCTTCCAGTCAGTGGCCTTGCCTGATTCACCGCAAGCCCCTAGCGAAATGGCCCGTCTCGTTATATCTCCAACATTCATACTACATGTTTTTAGTGTTAGTCTCTATACTAGTCAATTTATCCACCGCTTTTTTCAATTGTATCACGGTATTGGCGGTATTATCATTGATCTGCTGTAACTCTATATAGATACTGACGATCATCGCCCTAGTCTCATCCGCTACGTCATACAACGAGGCCATCTTTACAGATATCACGTCCATACTGGCCTTTATATACAAGAGGCTCAAGAATTGCTCGGAGCCTTGCAGGAACAACAGTATCTCCTCCCCTGTCATTTGCAGGGCGGTGAAACGGCCATTTAACTCATCAGCGCTATCTTGAGACATCTTCTCGAAACCTCCGGATGTAGCGGTCTGCTCGTATTTATCATTCTTATCCTCTTGGAAATACTTGCTTGACGTGTCGAAAACCTTCTGGGCCTCAGCGTCCATCTTTTCCTTCAACTTGTTCAACTCCGCTTCTTCCCAAGGCGAAACTATGCCATCGGACATATAATCGGCCAGTTTCTTCATGAATTCCTCTACGGAAGGAGATAATTTCTTCTTCAAGAACTCAATGATAGCCGTCTTGATCAAATTTTGGACAATCTTAGTCGAAGCCTCTGCCGCATCAGTTCCGGTAGCCCACGCTTCTGAATACGCTTGGGCGAACTCGTCAATAGCGGACATGACATCGGTTCCTGTTATAGCCTCTACAGCTTTCTCCTTATTGTCCTCCAATTGAGCGTTGATATCCTCCAATTGCTTTTGCCAATCCTTGATCCGGTCATCGTCGGTCTTTTTCTTGTTCCTTTCCTCCTCGATCTGTTGTTGGATGATCACTTTTTGCTGCTCTAGCAATTTATTTTGCTGGTTTATGAGCTTAGAAGCGTCCGTAGAATAAGCCTTTTCTATGGAACGGCCTAGTTTCTCATACGAGGCATCCAACACATCGATCTGATCTTGTAGTCTCTGTATACGTTTCTCGTTCTTTTTGTCATGGATCTTAGCGATAGAGGACGCTAGAGAAGTCACTACCCCAATAGCAGCACCGGCGGCGGCTCCTATAGGGCCAAACATCGCACCCGCTTGAGCGCCCTGCATGGCGGAATTTACAGCATCCATTGCCATATTCAAGTCCTCCGCTATGTCATTAAAAACACCACCTAAAGAATCTCCTAGTTTTCCAAAAGTATTTGACAAGAATTGGACAGAGGTCATAACTTCATTTACACCCTCATTAATAAGCTGCAATGATTCCGTCAGTTTTTTAGGATCATCACCGGCGGCAAAAAAACGCCGCACCCCTTCCGTCACCTTGTCAAAAGCGGGTCGCAACTCATCGACCTTCTCGTTGGTGCTCTCAACGCTTTTCCCTGCCCTATCCATTATTTCAGGCATATCAGACCAAAGATCGAATTGTTCCTGCGTTATGCCTAATCCCTTGCCTTTTGATTCATCCCATTCGCCGGACTTAAGAAATTCCAAGGCCTCCTTACCCTTGGTGGATATCTCTATCAACTCCTTTAGAGTCTTGTCCTTCATGTCTCCGAAAAGAGCGATTATGGCATTGGCGGTATTGCCACTCTTTATCTCAAGGTCGGAAAGCTGCTTATCCCATTCCTTCCCGAGTATCAATTTCTCTCCCTCGGTCTCGGCAAACGCTATTTTTTGCCCGTATTCGGCGGCGAGAGCCATCTTTTTGTCTTGATAAGTGCCATATTCCTTAAGGTAATCATTCATGGCTTTACGTTGAGCCTCGATCTGCTCATTCTCTACTTCTTGCGTGGATCGCATACGGGTAGCTTGAGCCTGTGTAATGGCTGTTTTTATCTCGACCGTTTGTTCTTGCGTAAGTTTGCCTCCTTGAACCTCACGCCACTCTTTCTCTCTCTTACGGATAGCCTCTATTTCACGATCGTAATCATATTCTATTTGGGCGATGCGCTTATCGGAACCTTCCTCCATAAGATTTATCCTAGATTGCTGGTTCTTATTTTGAAGATCAAGTAATTGCTGATTGACACGCTCTTGTACTTCTTTTTGTTTTTCAGCCTCTTTCTTCCGTTTTTCTGTTTCTTGTTGAGCTTTTTTAAGTCTATCTTCTTCGTATTTATCGTACTTTTCAATGCCTGAACTAGAAAGAAGATCATCAGCCGCCTGTTCTTTTGCCTTACCAAGTTCAAAATAAGCGTCCGCATTCCGCTTCAAGGCTTGTGCGTCTCTATCTACAGCTTCCGCTTCATGATCAAAACTTTTTGCCCTATCTTCTACTAGTTGTTGATGAGATTTTATATTACCAAAACGAGTATCTTGTATAACTCCGGTTGCGTCAATTTCTTGTTTTTTACGAGTTTCACTTGCTTTTTCTCTAATTTTATCTGCCTCTATTTCTTTTTGGATAGCCTTTTTATATTCTTCGGCAGCTAAATCTTGAGCGGCAGTAGCTTGAGCTCGCAATTTCAATGAGTTTATAAAATTATCTGTATTATCCACAAACAAATTCTCTGCATCTCTTACAGATTTAATCGAAACCCCCATTGAATCTAACGCATCTTTATTCTTATCTATAAATTTCTGCTGTTCTTGCAAATTACCTGCAAGTTCTTTCCACTGTCTTTGATACGACTTAAACTGAATAATTAACCTACTTAATTCTCCTGAATTTTTAGAAAAAGATTGGTTTAAATCATCTTGTAGCTGCTTCGTGTTTTTTATAGCCTCGCCCGCTCCAAATAATTTTTTCGTCCATTCGATAATATCCTTCCCATAGACAGATAAAAGCGTTATCGCCGCAACCAAGGCCGTTTGCCAACTGAAAATAGATGTTATCAACTGCTTCCAGACTGGAGCCACTTTTGCCACGTCATTATTTCCTGCCGCTACAGCCATCTTGAACGCCTTATACTCTGCGGCGGCTTTCTTCAGCTCATCGGCAAGCATCGGCAAGTTATTGGATATAGCCAAAAAGAATGTATTCCAGCCTACAGCAAGGGAAGGCAACTCCCGTGCGACCTGTTGAACCGACACGCTCAATCCGTTCCAACTACTGGCGTAATTTCCGACGTTCCGTTGATATCGTCCGGTAGCTTGTTCCGCCGAACTGATCTCCGTATTCAAGGCCTGTATCTGTTTTTGCAGGTTAGTCCCTACGGTCGCTTTCCTATCCGTAGCGGAAAGGCGGTCATACTCGGCATTAAGCAACGACAATTGCTTTCTCAACGCTACAAGGGAATCCGAGGCGGCTCCCTCGATCTTGATATTGTCCGAATATTCCTTCCTTAGCCTCTTCAGTGCCTCGTTCTCTAAAGCGTGCTGCCGGGTCTTCTCCTTCAGGTCGGTTAATATATTAGAGCCCTTCTGAGAATTTTTATCTACATCCGAGAGAGACAAATAAGACTTGTTGAGTTTTTTGATCTCGTCACTTAGGCCTTTAACCTTTAGTTGTTGCTCGACAAACACATCGGTAGCGTTATTTAGCTCTTCTGTTACCTGACGAGCACCATCAATAATCCCATTAGAGACCTTAAGCTGCTCTATTACCCTTTGATAATTCTGCATCTGCTGCTCATAGTCCTTTAGTTTCCGTGTCGCCTCCTCGTATTTCCGGTTTAAATCGTCAAATCCCTTGGTATCTGTAGACACATCGAAATCCTTCAAGGCGGATTTCAACTCCTCCACCTCTTTTCTAAGATTTATAAGTTTCTGTAGATCGGCATTGACCTCGAAATTTAGTTTTGCCATTAATCACCCTCCTTTCCCTTTCGGTTCAACAAATCACGCCCGGTTCTCTCCACGATCAAATCACCGGTAACGCTATGCAATATATCCTTCTGCATGATCAGAAGGTTTCGATAAGGTATTTTATAAACCACGTCCTCATAAGACAATCTTAACGATTCCATGAATGTGGCCACTTGCCCTAGCATGGTCTCATTACCTGTCACTTTGGTGTCGCCGCCATTCTTGCCACGCTCTCGGCTAAGGCGGCACAGACGAAAAAATCCTCCGCGGATATGAATTTAACGACAGTCTCCAACGCCTCCCTTAGCTCATGAAGGGTCGCCCCCTCGATCTCCTCATATCTATCGGCGCTCCCCAAAACAAACACAGACAAACCCTTTAGTATATTTTCCAGTTCGTTCCTCACCTTTTCAAGATCCTCCTTGCCCGATGTTGTCTTATCAATGAGAGATAGGTATTGTATACCTTTGCAAATCGTCGCTATAGTAGGAGGACTTATCTTATACGCCTTACCTCCTAGGACCACGACCTTGAAATCCTCACCTAGGACAGCGTCAGCCACTAAACTAGCACCCTTGTTCATATCACGTAAAAAAAATTAGAATTAAACAAAAAGGGGACGAACGGAAAATACCGCCGTCCCCGTGCCTATAAGACATATTACATTCAACCCTTCAAGGATTTCCCTTCCACGTCAAACCAATACTCTGAAGCTATTGTCGTGGATGATTTCAGCGGAGTGGCCGACATAGACAAGCCAACGGCCCCATCCGTGGAAGCCCCACGACCCACAAGATTCGCCTTAGGGAAAATGATAGCCACATCATCATTGGTAATAGCGACGATACATTTATATCGTTGCTCACCGGCGTTGCCACGTTCCCACCCCTTATCCGTATCCAAGGACTTACCACCCATAAGCTCGGCCTTGGTAGCGAAGTCATATGCCCCAATCACCCAATTCAAGCTCTGTGATCCTGCCTCGAATGATGACCGATATGTCTGGCCGGTCAACTCATCCTTGAATTCTGTTAATGTACCATCCTCCTCGGTATACTCATAGGTACCTTGATGGACGATTTGAACATCCTTGAAAGCCGCAAATAACGTCTCCAAGCTCTCGTATGTGGGTGCAGCAACTAGAGGCTCCCCATAAAGTATCCTTTTTACGCCTATAGCAGAAATTGTTCTTCCCATATTACAATACTATTACATTTAAAACTTTAAATAATACTCTCACATTAACGTAGTGACATTTAAGATCCCTGTTAACCTCAATTCTAGTAGTGTCTACCTCGTAGGTATAAGGAGTGCCATCAAACACCGAGGTGTCCTTGAACACCTCCATGGACATACGTTCCAGCTTATTCATCCTGTCCAGATCAGGCGTTCCTTTCTCGTCCAGATCAGGTACGGCTATATTGACATGAACGAAGCCCACCTTCCATTTAATTCCCGGCTCCGAGGAATTCGAGTGTACGGTAATCCTCTCCTCCTCAAGCTTACCTGTAGGCGTATCATCCTCCTTGTACACCCCGGGAACACCAAGCTCCAAGGCTTTCTTATATAAGATTGTCTGTATGTCCGTGCTTACTATCATTGTAACATAGCTATTACTTTAGCCTCGGCAGTATCTATTACGTTAAGCTTATGAATATCATTCACGTAGCTGGCGTAATCCATTCCCGCCACGACAATCAATGTCACTCCCTTTGTATGCTTAGAAGCCAGATCCCTAGCGTAACTAAGTCCTTGCCTACTTCCCTCGCTTCCATCCCCGGACTTTCCTTTAGCCCAGAACTGGACCGTCTTTTGGGATCTGGTCGTGAAAAAAACCTTCTCATAATTTTCCCCACGTCCATCTATCCTCTTAAACCCGCCTTCCTTTACGATCTTGCCGTCCATTGATATGACATATCCCAATGAACTCCTCAAATTTCCGGTAATATTGTTATATTTACCTTCTTGAACGGCGGTCTCATAAGCGGATTGCCCTAGTTGGGCAAGAAAGGCGAACACCTCACGATAGGCCTCCAAGATGAAATCATCCACATCGGACAAATCATAACTTAACTTTATTATTCCAGCCATATTTGCCCGTAATTTAGATAATCCGTGAGCATCGGGTTGATAACAACGCCACTACCTCGGATACTCCCATCTTGGTTCAATACTCTCACGATATCCCCAGCATTAATCTTGATCTTATCTGTCACGACACGATACTTGTAATCAAAGGCTACGCCATTTACCGTATATACCCGATCGGCGCTCTTATCATAGCATTTACATCGTCCCAATCTCTCCCAGAACTCACCACCTGTTCCCGGAACAGGATTGCCATTGTCATCGTGATCATACCCCTTGACAACCTTTCGTTCTAATATGTGAGGAGCGTATATCATAGCAATCTAACCGTAGCCTTTTCATTTAACTCGTCCTTTATCCCATTCTTTTTGCAAAGGAAGGAATAGTAAGATTTAACACCATTGATATCCCAAACCATAGAGAACCCGCTTTCATTGACAGATGTAGCTCTCAATAGTAAAGACGGAATAAACCTAGCGATCGCCACAGAAACTCTAACATGGCAATCCTTGCACATCTCATCCTCTCCACTGACCTCAGCATTCAAACATATGTCCAAAAGGTCAGCTTCCGATAAATCGATACCGAAAGCTTGGAACCTTTGTCTTATGTAGTCATTTACCGTCATACAGCGTTCATTGTATCTAAGTCAATGATCACGATCTTATTTGGAGATGTATACTCCGGAATCCATTCCGCTCCGTATTCCATAAATCGACCCTCATCTGTACGGACATTAGAGATATACATACCTCCCTCTGAACGGGTATAGCTTTTGCCCGGCACAGGATCGGTTATTTCATACGGAGTATGCCATCTCATCTTGCCTTGCTTCGGTGTCGTGAACAGTGATATGCGGTTATCCTTAAACACTTGCTTGAAGCCTCCATCCGGTAATTCCACCAAATCTTCATTAATAACGATAGAAGGAAGCCCCAAACCTTGGAAGATAGTCGTGGCCATCTCGCTGGACATCAATCCAGAGGATAGTTGTACTTCTTTTTGGGCGAAGGATTGCTTATAAAATTCACCGAAATCGGACGATCCTACGATAGAATTAATGAATGTCTTCCGTGACATCTCCATAGATAGGAAAACTCCAAATTTAGTTCTCAACTCCACGACCTGATCCATAAGGTACTTTACGAAATGAGACTTATCCGAGGTTTGAGGAGTTATTTTATGAACAGGCAAAACCATGTCCAACAACTCTATTCCTTGAGGATTATCATCGACTTTTACGGAAGCCTTTCCGTCGGAGCGCAAATCACCATCCACGATATCCATGCGCTTATGAGGAGCAAGGAGAATCTGTCTCATATCATCCACAATATAAGCGATAATATCGTCCAATACGGTTCGCTGATCTTGCGTTCTTGAGGTATTGAATTTGGTAATAAGCTCTTGTAGCATATCCAAACGATCATTATCCATCTGATAACGATCTCCTAAATAAGCAACCTCCCCATACCCTGATCCAAGGGATTTACGCTCTCTCAATGGCTTATTTGAGTTCCGATCAATAATAGAACCCGCAGTAACGCCTGTTACCGTACCTAGATAGGTCTTAAACACCCTAGATTTAGTCTCCTCAAAATCAAGATGTTTTTTCCAGAAAATAGTATCTAGGCGAAGCGCTTGCACCCTGTCAATGACCGCCTTTACAATATTAGGGTCATTCAATAATGTTTGAATTGTCAAATACATAAATCCTCCTTCCTTAATACGTGAACATAAATCTATCGCCCAATGACTCCTTGTCTTTATCCGAGATAGGGACAATCAGTCGGGTAGGCCTAATCTCATAGGCTTGTCCCACGGCTGTGATAGTGGCCCCATCCTCAACTTTCGTCCAAGCGTAATTCAGTGCCATAGCCATGGCCTTAGGAGTTTTTCCAGCAGCGGATGAAGCCTCAAACAACACCGCATCTTTTTTAGCCGCCAATGTGGGTGAGGCCGCCAATGTTATCGTGTCATATTCCAGTCCCGACTTATCAATAGCCTCTACGGTACCACCATTAGTTCCATTTCCCAAATGCATTCCTACGTAAGCCAATGAATTCTTATTTATTTTCAAAGAAGTTCCACCAGCTATAATTTCTTCGGCTACTGTCACGTTAATGACAACTTTTGCCGTTCTAGTTTTAAAATCTAGTACCAAGGGGGTACAAGGAGGAATATTCTTAACCCCCGATAGGTTAGATATATCCAAATTAAAACCGCCAGAATATCGATATACCGTATCATAACGGCACATCTCCGGCATATTAGGCTCAATCGGATTTAAATCATACTTAACACCTGCCGACATAATTTTATACCTTAAAATTTAACTTTGTTTCTTTATCTCTTCTGTACCTTTATTGATAAGATTCGCAATATCGTCAGAGTTCTTCTCTTCAGAGACACCGATCTCCGGAGATATTACGCCCGCTAATCCTGCATTGACAAATGTCTGCTTAGCGTCTTTCATAAAAATATCCAAGTCTGCATCTTGTGCGACTTTCAATATAGGGATGAGCGTTTCGGGAATGCCATACTCCTTAGCCTTAGCAAGAACTTGCTCTTGACGTGTAGCCTGAACTTTTTCCGCCTCAAGCTGAGTAAGCTTATCGGACAGGGGTTTTACAGCAGCATTTACCGCTTCAACCACCAATCTTGCGAGATCAGGCTTTTCATCTGTTTTTTCTTCTGGCTTAACTCCCGTTTTATTGCCCTTAGCTTTCAGTTCATCCAGTTCTTTCTTATAGTCCGAACCCTCTTTTCGTACTCTATCGAAATTCTGCTGGAAAGCCCTTAAAGCTGCTTCCTGCCCCTGAATAACAGTTGCGAGGTTCTCATCATTTACAAGCCCAGTTGCTGCCAAAGACTCAGCATACCCCTGAAGCACCTCTTCGCTTACACCATACTTCGAGGAAAAAGTTTGTTTTAAGCTCTGAAAAATCTTTTCTTTCATACCGTATGAATTTTGTTTAAAATCTTTGGGATAAAAGTAGCTGGAGTATATAATAGAATAAAATACCGAGAGGCATGGTATACAACAATGAGTTCATTGTTGTAAATTAATGATCATCATCACCATCACCGCTATTCTCTTCCTCTATTTCTTTAAGTACCTCATCCACCCTTTCCGCATTACCGGCAAATAAAATACCTTCTCTCCTACTCCAGATCTTTCCGTTTATCGCATTAGTAGCCGTATAAACCCTCTCATCTATATCATCGATCATATACGGAACCAGATCAACATCTATGTCTATTGTTTGTGACGCTTTCATAAATTGACTGGGATTGATATCTCCCATTGCTGATACTAAAAAATTAACCCTTCTCTGGAAAAACTCCCCTATTATCTCCGCATGGTTCGAAACCGCCATATGAGCTCCCATAAAGATATATCTAAAAGCCTTTCCTGATACGGCATTGCCTATACCTTTCAACTCTTGGGGAGAAATACGAGGTGTATTGGTCATATCATAGGCTCTATTAGTCAGTCCCTCAAGCTCTAGACGAACAGTGTCCGGGACTTGATTCCATGTTAAATATTGAGCGTTAGCCCCCGGTCCCGTAAGTTGAATCATACGATTCTTCCTCTTCCCAGAGAAGTTTTCTATGTCTCCGAACAACATCAAGTAAGGGAAGAAATGATAGTCTATACAATCGGCGTAATTAGATAAAACCTTCTCTATTCTCACACGCAATGGCTTGATCTTATGGCAGTAATTTTCAGAACGATAGCAATACATTACCGGAAGTTTTGAGAATAGATGTCTAAAGGATGATTCCCTCTTCTCTTGCCATGCATCACTATTCTCCCATTGATATACATGAGTGGATGTTATCGTCTGGAAACATATTATCTCATTATCATCCAAATCCTTTTTTTTATACTCTCTTGAGAAAGCGACCAAATCGTTTGAATCATCAAAAAATGGATATAATTTATCTCCTCTGAAAGGAGACCATATAACACTCCTCAATTTATAAGAAGGAAATACGTTCCCTGAAAAAACCATCTTGATCTTATTCCTTAGCTTAGTCCAAAATGAATCGTCTTCCACGACATACCAATATTCCGCACATTCTTGTTCCGACAGCCAAGATCGCACCTCCCGTTTGTTTTGATACTTGATCTTGTTTTTCTTCAAGGTCTGCTGAATAGCCGCAAAAAGTGCCTTTTCCGCATCGTTAGAAGGGGCACAGTCCATTTTAGGCTCTATTCCTACGGTAAACGCCGTTTGAATATTTGTTATATCCTGCTCAAGAGGAATAGATATACGATTACAAGGCTCAGTATGTTTCTTGGCTGGAATTTCCATATATTCACCGGTGTCGTGATTATAAGCTTTTCCCTCTTTCTCATCCACGATTTCTATATCCGGGTATTTCTCTTTATCCGTTATAATCTCATGCAGATCTGGATTCCAGTCGGCCATATTCTCTCTATTGTCGGGGAGAGGGGTTCTTCTCCCTTTCTTTAAATACTCGATCTTCTGATCTATATCTTCTAACGCTAAAATCTCTTCAAGTGTCATAATTTTACGTTTTAATGTCCAAATATTCCGGAATAATCCCTAGGCTTTAAAACACGCCCCAAAAGACATCCCAACACATAGTACCTAATTCCGTCCATGAGATGATTGTAATCATCTATCGGCTCATTGATACGATTTCCATCCTTGTCCTTATCCCATACATAGTTGCGAAGCTCCTTTATGAGATTATAAGAATGCTCCGTGACAAATAGCTCCATATCCTTAATCTTATCAATCCCAGCCTTAATAGATCCCGGATACTTATCTACTGGGTAAATATTGACCCCCCTGTTCTTTATCTCTTGGATAAGACGTGGATCTTGCGAGTCGGCAAATACTTTCAATGAATAAGGGCGGAGCTTTTTAGCTATGGCAGATGAAAGCATATCCGTTTCATAGAAAAGCTCATCCACATACAACCTATTATCAATGATTCCGCATCTGACCGCAGCGGATGGATCGTTGGAGAAACCAAAGTCTTGCCCAATAGCCACTTTCTTACACCACTGAGGAAAATCTTTAACGATACCCCATTTCTTAAATACTGCACCTTCCGCAACATCAGCCCATCTACCGATAACCACATGAGCATATTTATCTGGATTATCCTCTTTCATTCGTCTCACCTCTCCAAGAAATTGGGGCGATAAGTTATCAATATTATCCAAATAGGTCGTATGTATATGTAATACATTTGGATGAGTAGATATCTGCACCTGCACACCGTCTATCTCCACCAGCTTATGAGTATTCTCAATATACTTCTTATAGATAAAATGATTGGAATCTGTGGGATTCATTATTATGATAATCCGGTTCTGAATCCCCTTTTGGCGTATGGACAACATTATTTTGTCGAAGTCGGATTCTGAAGTCCATTCCTCCGCCTCATCACACACAAAGGTCGTAAGCCCTTTAATTGATTTGAGCCGTGCCGTCTGATTTCCGGACGATGTTTTTATTCCACGAAAGAGGATTTTGCTATCTGAGTAATTATTGATGATATCCTTATTAGTTATATCAAAAAACTCATCCGTTCCCTCCAACTCAATCTTCTCCTGCAACTCCGGAATCACTGACATGGAAGCGGCAACCATCGTATAACGACAAAATAAGATTATATGCCCAGACTCAAAAGATAGTCGCTCTATAAAAGTAGAGGCATTAAAACTTTTTCCACTGCCCCTACCTCCCGTTATAAGAATGATAAATTTATCAGCATCCTCATACAAGGGCTTGTAAGGTAATTGGGGTTTTATGTTAAATACCGGGACCATTCCTAAAAAGATTTAATCCACTCAGATATTTTCTTGCTACCCTTCTCATTCGTTCCCTGATCATCTTGTTTATCGGATAATCCAAGTTTCCTAGCGATAATATTTGCGTTAAACGCTCCCACTACCGCACCTTCGAATTGTTGAGTCTCAATTACGCTCTCTATACGCGATATGACCGTAGAAAAATCTCTATGGTTCTTAGCCTTAAATTGCCTCCAATACGCCTCGTTAGCGTCACAGTAAAGCATAAACCCGCTTAAACTATAAGGCCTTTGCGTCGGGGTCTCCTCCTTTTCCTTGGTCTTGCCTTTGGTCTTATTCTTAACTACCTTCCAAGGATGCTTATCACACCATTCAAAATATTCACATGCAGATTCCCATAGCAACTCAGGCGTGGCAAATAACTTGTCACGCCCATGCTTGTTCCTTAGTTTCCAAAACTGATTTCCTCTTGGTGCCGCACACATATCTCAATATTTTGTTATCCAAAGATATATATGACCAATAGCACATCATAAATAAAGATTTATTTATTCACAACA